ACACGCTGTAGTTGATACTGGAGGAAAGAGCTTGCATGGTTGGTTTGAGATGCCACCTAAGAACGAATGGGTGGAACAGTTAAAAGCTTTTCTTATTCCGTTAGGATGCGATCCTGCAACATTTAAACCCAGTCAACCCGTTAGGATTCCTGGGGCAAAGAGAGAAGACAAAATGCAAAGCCTATTATGGTTTTGCAAAGGAGGAAAATGATTGAGCCAGCAGTAGCACTTGGTATCAAGCCGAAGACGGACGAGTGGCCGCCGATTAAATCTTATGCACAGCTTATTAAGGAAGACCTGCCAGCACCAGAGACGTTAATTGATGGAATGCTGCATAGAGGCGGGAAGATGTTGTTGGGTGGAGGAAGCAAGGCGTTCAAGAGTTGGAGTCTAATTGACTTAGCCCTTTCGTTACATGCTGGCGTTCCTTGGTGGGGTCAGCAGTGCAAAATGTCGCGGGTGTTGTTTATCAATTTCGAGATACAAGAGTGGTCGTTCCGCAATCGCTTGGCTGATGTTATCAAGGCCAAAGGACTAGAAGAAAAGGCCGATGACTTCGATGTGTGGACGCTCCGAGGTCACGCTGCCGACTTGACTCTCATTCGGCCTATGATTGAGAAGCAGATTGAAGGTAAGGGTTACCAAGCGATCATCCTTGACCCGAACTATATGCTGATGGGCGAGAGAGATGAGAACAGCGCGGGTGATATGTCAAGTCTGATGAATGAATTTGAGTACCTAGCGACCCGCCACAATCTGTCGATCATACTAAGCCACCACTTCAGCAAAGGTAACAAGTCGGGTGCAGAGTCGATTGACCGATTCAGTGGGTCTGGAGTGTTCGCCCGTAATCCAGATACGTTGGTCGTTCTGACTGCCCACGAGGAGGATGAGAAGACTTACACTTGTGACATCACGCTGCGCAACTTCCCGCCAGTAGACAGCTTTGTAGTTCAGTGGAATTACCCGCTGTTCCAGGCTAACTTTGCGCTAAATCCAGATAAGCTAAAGAAACCAGGCGCACACAAGGCGGTTGACGATAAAAGGTTCTTAACTGAGATGGGTTCAAAGCAGTGGCAAGCGGGTGATTTATGTCGTCATATCATTGAAAAGTTGGAAGTATCGGAAAGCACGTTTTATAGGTATCTAAAACGCCTTCATAAAGCAAACAAGATATTGTCTGACAGTGGCTTGTATATTGCTAATCAGACCACTTTCTAATCCACTTTCAAAACACTATCATTCCTTGAGCAGTCAGACTCCTTATATATATAAGGAATAATTCGCGAAGGAAAAGTAGGAACAGGACTCCTTAGTCCGTCCTGTCCCTACTACGCTACGCTATTTCCGTAGCGTTCTCCCAAATGAACAAACAAGGCTGGCTGGGCTGGCTCGCACACGCTCGCACCTGCCTAGACGGAGTTGGTGATAAGGTGGTGGGTGTGGTACAATCGTGAAATGAACAACAGTAAGCCTGGTTTGTATGCAAACATTAACGCCAGACGCAAGGCTGGCGTTAGCCGTCCTAAATCTAAAAGCACCATCCAGCCTAAAGTATGGCGTATGATGAAGGCCAAGAAGGGCGGGTTTGAACCAAGATAGAGAGCAGTTGAAGGTAGCGCACAAGTTCATTGCCCTGCTTCAACGTGAGAATGCACAGTTGCATGGCGTGCTACGTTTGCTAGGCCAACTGGTAGACGATATGAATGCTAACTGCTCCTATGAGGTCTTTGAAGTGCAATGGAACAGCCTTACTGAGCAGGTCAAGAGACTATCTGGATTCTTTGAAAGCCACCAGAAGGCACTCCAGTCGCTCCACGATGCTTGTCCTAAGGTCTGGGATACTGATGAGGTAGATGATGAATCCTAGAGAACTGCCATGCAATAGTCCGAGGCGTACACCTGGAGAGCGTAAGAAGTTTGTGGTCCGAGCGTGCCAGAATGGGCAAAGCAAGGTCATCCGCTACGGAGATCCAGATATGAGCATTAAAAAGAACAACCCAGCGCGTAGGCGCAGCTTCAGAGCTAGGCATGGGTGTGATAGTAAGCCACCCAGCAAACTGACCCAACGTTTCTGGAGTTGCCGAAATTGGTAGTTACATGAAAAGCAAAAAGGCTTTAAAATCGATTCCTTGCCACCCAGAAGCCTCGCTACGGGGTCGGGATAGGCAAAATGGTAAAAGATGCGGAACTAAAACAAAACCCCAAGAATTGAGTTTAAACGTCAAGTTCAAGGTTGAACCGCTAGACAACCGAGCCTGTTGCTGCCGCATCGGACGCTAGGCTGCCGTTTATAGCACCCTTATAGATCTATTCTATGCACCCCTTATAGGGCTAACGCTCCCGCGAAAGGCTACGCTACCGCTTGGATGCCTGCGCTTCCGTTTGACGCTCCCGATACTTAGCCCAGCGGATACCCACCGCCTTCTGATAGTGTTCTTTGGGTCGCACCTTCTGCGGACCTTTCACACTACCGCCTTTCTTACCTAGGCGCGAAAGGTAAGCCTTTATAATTTCATCTTCTGTCATATTTTTGTACGCTCCTTATAGGCTGCGCTGCCGTTTGTTAGCAAGTGCGAAAGCCTTTGGGGTTTAGCCTTGGTCATAATAGTAGCCGTACTGCTCTTCATCTTTCTCCATCTTTTCTTGCAAGACTCGAAGAGCCTCCAAGGTAGCACAAAGTTTATCCGCTTCGTCTTCGTTCATTTAATTCCACCCCCTCTCTCAATTAACTTCAGCACTTCTTCGGTAGTAACTTCGTGTCCGTAATTGTAACCCTCTTGGAATATATCGCGAACACCATCTCCATCATATACATCTTTATTTACATGCTTTCGCACACGAGCGAGATCTTCCTTCAAAATCTCGACTAGCTTTTCTATGGTAATCATATTTCCTCTTTCTTTCTTATTCATTCGCGCAATCTGTAAAGACTGCGCTGCCGTTTATAGGATGCCCTGGCGAGAGCCAGAATCCATCCTCCGTCCACCTCCGTCACGAGGTGGAACGAGGAGGGACTTCAGATATAAATGGCTTTCTTAATTTGATCGCTCAATATCTCGAATCTTTTGGGATTCCAATGCCCAAGCTCTTCCGCTGCTTTCTCAAGCTCCCAAAATGTTTTTTCAAGCATTGCATCTATTCTTCTCTCAATCTTTTGGGCATCTTCTGGCTCTAAGTCTCTGTTTGTATTACTCATAATGTGTGTCCTTTCTTTTCTGTTAGGGGTAAAAACGGATCGTCAGTATTTGTGACATCATAAACGCAACTCAATTCAACCTCGCAATCTCCGACCTCGTGACATTCACCAGCGTCAAACTTTTTGCTCGCCATTTTTTCCGCTTCCTTTTGATTTATGGCATAAACATCCACGATGAATGTTTCTGTCTGCTTATATTCAACCTTATACTTTTTCAGAGTTATTTTCTTCATTGTTCTGTGTCCTTTCTTTTACTTTTCTTTAGGCCATCTCTATCGAGTTTGACCTCTCCTCCCCTCAGTAACGAGGAGAGACGAGGGAAAACTATTTCCAGAGCAACTCGATCCAGCTTGCTAGGCTCAAGCCTAACAAAATCCCAAACATTAAAATGGTGTATGCCTTAATCATTCCACACCTCCTTTCTGATTACATATTCTTGGATGCCGTGAAACTTCCTCCACATTTCGGCTCGGCTGCGTTCCACAAATCGGCAGACGAAAGAGCCGTTGCGTGAGTAGATGGAGAAGCAGATCATTTTCTTCTCTTTGCCTCATCGAGTCTGCTTTGATAAAGATCCTCTAGTGCTTCATTCAATCCCATAGGATCATTATGGTATCTCGCTTCAGCATAATCTCCCCACCAATATCCCTCGACTTTTTGCGTGGTTGTATCAATCCACACATTCGGACCACCGAATGCAACAAGAACCCTCGCACCAATAAAGGTGAGATCGTTTTGCACAATCCACCGAAAATCAAGTGCGTCTGACAGATAATCGTAGGCATTACAACCATCTTCAGAGGTTGGCTCATATTCTCCAGTATTTATGGTTTTGGCGATGTTCTTGACCATATCGGCCAAGCCATTGTCATTCTTCTTTTTTGGTTCTGCTGTTGTCATCATTGTGTCGTTTCCTTTTTTTTGGTTTGGGTTAGATTGCACCGATTGACTTGCAATACTTTGCCGAAAGGTTTTGAGAAACCATCTCGCAAAGTGCCTCGCAAGTTTCTGCCTCGTGATCGTCCGAATCAATACGATTCGCAGTCGAGGCAATCTCGTGAAGAAGATCGCCAAGATTTTCTAGCGTTTCAATCGTCACGATTCCTTCCCGCAACTTTTCAAGAATGCTTGCGGTTGTGTCCAGATCGTCACGCTCGCAACGAGTGGCAAAACCTTCGGAGATTTCGAGGGAATCAAATCGCAGAGCTTTAGCCGTCTGCTTTTCGGCGTTGGTTTGTGTGTTATTCATACGAGCAAACTAAAGCCGATTGCGTATAAGCACAATACTTTTTTTCTGCTAAAAGTATGGTAGTAGTTTAACTAATGGATGTTGCAGCGGACTCCACCGCACCTATCGAAAAGGCAAAGAATGGGCGAGAAGTTTTTACCGAAAAGATTGCCGAAGAAATAATCTCGGCTTGCGGATCTGGTTTCACATTGGAAAAAGCGGGAGCATTGGTCGGCGTGAATCCATCTACCATCCGCACTTGGTCGCAAAGGAAACCAGATTTCGGCAAGAGAGTCGAGACGGCTCGCAAAAAGCACGAGTTGTCTCTTCTCCGTGATGTGCAACTTGCGGGCGAGAAGAGCTGGCAGGCGAAGGCGTGGATTCTTGAGCGTGGCTATAACTGGGCACAACCATCTGCCAGGCTGTCAGTTACGCAAGAACACACTCACGGAATCAGCTCCAACTTGGCCTCACTTCTAGCTGGCATTGCTGGCAGAAAAAAGGCACAAATTATTGATACAAAGGCAGTTGCCGTTAATCCGGTGCCCTCAATTAAATACAATACTTATTGTGCGACAGATGGCACGCAAACTATTGTAACACCAACACCAATAAAAATTCCTAGGCCTAGAAAAATTTGCATGAGAAGGCGAAAGCCAAGGAAAGAAAGCTTGGCCAAGTACACCACCACGCCCCCTACCACTCCCCCAGCCCCCATTTAATACGCATAAACCCCCCCAAATTATTCTGGCTCAAAACAAAAAGAGGTCTTAAACATTACCAATGCCAAAGCCTCCCAAGCGTAGCCAAAAAGAGATTCTGCTAGACCTCTCTAAACCATCCGCATTCGCATCTAATGTATTGGGAATCAATCTATACGACTGGCAACGCAAGGTACTGCGTGACTTAGAGGCTAAGGACTGTCGCGTAGCCCTGCGTGCAGCCAACGGCTCTGGCAAAACCAGCACTGTCATTTCGGCTATCTTGATATGGCACGCGCTTGTTTACCCACGCTCAATCGCCGTAACTACGGCAGGCGTTTTCCGTCAAGTCGAAAGCCAACTTTGGCCTAGCCTGCGCAATCACATTGCCAAGCTTGGTGGTGCTTGGGAGGTCACATCTGGCGAGATCCGCTACCTCCACCCCAATGGCAACACATCACGCATTATAGGCTACTCAGCGACCGATCCAGGGCGTGCTGAAGGATGGCACGCAGAGGATCACGAATACCATCCGTTGCTGATGGTGGTGGACGAAGCCAAGACCGTAGCCGACCCACTGTTTGAGGCTATCAGCCGATGTCAACCAACCCGTTTGCTAATCGCATCCAGCCCAGGCGGGACTAGCGGTGCGTTCTATCGAGCATTCACCAAGGAAGCCAATATGTGGTCAAAGCACGCAGTCACAGCGTTTGACTGCCCCCACATTACGCAGAAGCAGATTGACGAAATAACCCAGCGTTACGGTGAGAAGCACCCACTGACTCGATCCATGATCTATGGCGAGTTTGTTGACATAGGCGCGGAGAGTCTAGTCATCAACCTAAACCAGCTACAGAACTGCTACAACGCACCACCAAGATTCAGGCCAGGCGTAAGGACGGCAGGCGTGGACTTTGCAGCGGGTGGCGATCAGAACGTGATTTGCATAAGCGACGGCAACAAGATTCTACCCATGATTGCATGGCGTGAAAAGGACACGATGTCAGCAGTTGGCAGGTTCATTGTCGAGTTTAAGAAGGCTGGGCTGGAAGCCAACAACATCTACGCTGACGCGAGTGGCATGGGCATGGTGATGTGCGATGCCTTGGCTGAATCTGGATGGACTGTCAATAGGGTGAATTTCGGTGGCACGGCTTATGACAACAATGCGTATACCAATAGGTCTGCCGAGATGTGGTACAACATGGCCAAGAAGATTGAGGATGCAGAAATCATCCTACCCGAAGACGACGAGGACTTGACTGCCCAACTAACTTGCAGGCGTACCATTACTAACAGCAAGGGCAAGCTGGGCGTAGAGTCAAAGGACTCGATGCGTGCCAGAGGCATAGCATCGCCAGATAGAGCCGATGCCCTAGCATTATGCTTGAGTACGTCAAATAGCGGTCTTGACTTGACTTTTCAGATAGAGCGTCCAACTTGGAAGTCACTTCAGGAAATGATGGTGGCACACGACCCTGTCATGGCTGGATTTGACCCAGGAGGATAAAGTTTATTTATGGAAAAAGAAAACGAGAATATTCTTTCTAAACTTAGAAAGGAATTTAATTCATTTGGCGAAAACTATAAACCAGACAGCAGAACAGCTGCCGAGATGTATGCTCAATATGCACCAAGCCAAAATCAAGATGATTTCATTTCGCTTCGCCCAGAATCAAGTTATTCTACTCAAGGTGGCGTGACCTCCAAGGTTACTGGGGAAGCAGAAAAAAACAGAGCAAATGTTCAAAATGAATTTCTAAACTCCATTTCAACTGGTGACAGAAAACAAGCAATCCAAATAGCACTTAATGCGGATAAGGATAACATAGGCATTCCATTAAGTTATTTTAATGACATGCTTGATAGGGACAGGTTAATGAGGCTTGCCTACGAACAAGACAACCCAGCAATTTCAGAGCCAGCCATTCGCCCGTCTTCATATAATGCAGCACCTGGAGCAATACCATCAAAGCCTGGTTTTGCAATGGCCTCCCGTCCAGAATTTGCCAGCATGGAGAATCTTTCCAAGTCTCCAAGCCTAAGAAAAGATCTTGAACAATATAAGTCAAAAAATACTGGAATTAGATAAAAGGAGAAAATAGCATGAATATATGGAATTGGATTACTTCAAACTGGCAAGAGATCGTAGCCGCTGTTGGTGGCATCGTTCTTGCTGCTCGTATCATTGTTAAACTCACACCGACCCCAGCGGACGATACGTTCTTGGAAAAGATCGTAAACTTCCTCAAGACAGTCGGACTTAATATTAAATAATCTTTTGTGCTGCGTGCAATCCTTGAGATCATCGCAGCCGTGTTTCGCATCATTCCAGGCTGGAAAGAAAAGCGAACACAAAACTTTGAAAACGATTGGCGCAAGAACCGCAATGCTATTGACAGCGATCTGCGCAGTGAGTCTTGGTGGTTGCGCAACAACGACACCAGTAACAAACACGACAGGGATAGTTGAAGAACTGATGAAAGATCCTACCTATACTGAAATTCGTCGTGGCACACCAGGCACTCGTGAGTGGGCTAGGAAAGCATTAAACGCAGTCAACGATCTATCATACGAACTTAAAGTGGAGCGAAACAAATGAACGCCAAAGATAGCCGTAGAACAGAATATTACTCTCGCATTATTGACTCGCTCAATCAGCGCGAGACTTGGGAAAATCGCCAGCGTTTATTCTATCAAGCCCGTTATTTTGGCGTTCGCCGTAAGGTAAAGCCTTGGCCTACAGCCGCCGACCTGCACGTTCAGCTAATCGACACAGCCATTGAGAAGCTGAAACCCAGCTTCGTCAACAGCGCAATTGGTAACGACATTCTTTCCAGCTTTGTACCGATGCGCCAGCAGTTGACTCCTCTTACCGTTTCTGCCGAGCGTTGGTTTGATTACAACATGCGCGAACGAACCAACTTTCAGAAAGAGATTGTTTCCGTAATTGACAACATCCTCCTATACGGACGAGGCGTTGCAAAAATTGTTTGGAACGAAGACAAGAAGCGTATTGACTTTGAAGCTATTGACCCTTTCCACATCATTGTTCCAGCTTACACAAAGGAGTTCAAAGATGCAGATTTCATCGTACACATCGTATCGACAAGCGTCGATTCCTATAAGGCAAATCCGCTTTACAAGCAGGACGACGACTTCATTAAAACAATTTCTGGTAAACCCTCCAAATCGGTGGGCTTACGAAGTGAGATTCAAGACGAGATTTATCGACGCGAGGGAATTACTCAAGAAGCTGAAAATGATCGCATCATTCTTTGGGAAATGTACACGCCTTCTGAAGACGGATGGAAGGTCGAGACGTATAGTCCGCTTGTCGTAACTGAAGATGTTCGCAAGCCGTTCACTTTGCCGTATCGTCACGGTGAACCTCCTTTCGTAGATTTCCCTTATGAAGTTACTGGTGGCGGTTGGTACAGTCCACGAGGTG